ATATAACGTAAGTGTTATAAACAGTAATACCACAGCATCTGCTGGATCAGTTTATGTATTTACAGCTAATTTGAATTTAACACTACCAGCAAATCCTTCTACAGGAGAAAGTATTAAGATCTCTAATAGATCAGCGGTGACTACATGCCAGCTTTTACGAAACGGAAGTAGAATACTAGGAGCAGCAGCGGATTTAACATTAGATACAGCATCCTCAAGTTTTGAACTAGTATATACAGATTCGACTAATGGTTGGGTAATAATAGGATCATAATATGGCAAATCTTTCAGACAGTTTCCCTGCAGCTGCAGGCAGTAACATTTTAGAAGCTATAAGCGGAACTTGCGATGGTAGAGCTATTGAGGTGATGTCGGGAACTTACACACTTGGTAATGTAACAGCCTACCAAAATTTAAGCACTTCGTATGTAGATGTAACGGGCAGTTCAATAGCATATACCCCACCCTCGGATGCAAATCATGTACTGTACAAGTTTGATTTTGAATGGGATTCAATTGCTTCCTCAGGTATATCACATTTTAAATTAATTATTGATGGCACAGAAGTTGTTCCAGCTTATAAATGCATTTCTAGTAACTACTCAGGTAACCACGGGCATCATCATGCACATCACATGGAAAGTATGTTTTATAACTTTGATTTGGCAGCCAGTTCAGATGATGCAGCAAACGGTAAGTTTGCAAGTTGGACAACAGCAAAAACTATAAAAGTACAAGCTAGGGAATATGACTCCGCCACTTATCAAGCAGCAGTGCACCATAATGCTTATTACTCAACATTTGGCACTAGTCAATACACAAAACCTTCATTAACGGTAAAAGCTTATTCATAATGGCAAATTTAACAGATTATTTTCCAGCTCCAGCGTCAAATACAATTCTGGAGATGTTTTCAGCACCAGCAGATGGTAGAGCTGTAACTGTCTCTTCTGGTAGCTATACCATGGGAAATGTCACAGCCTCGCAAGCTTTAACAACCTCTTTTGCAGATGTTACAGGAAGTACTATATCATATAAACCCCCATCTGGGGCTAAATGGGTTAATTACAGGTTTGACTTTCAATACAGAGCAATTACGAACAGTGGTATTTTAGGTCTCAGATTGCTTTTAGACGGTACAGTTGTTACAGCAGCTAGTAGGGGTATGGCAACAAACTATTCCAACCAAGGATACGACGAAGGTAATTTTCCTGGTTTTATAGAATATGTTTTTGATCTAACAAAAAGCACAACTAACCTTGCCGCTGGGCAAATTTTAGCATCCGCTTGGACAAGTAATAAAATAATTAAGGTACAAGGGAGAGAATACGCCAGCACTTATCAAGTTAATCTTCATAATAATAAATATGAGGATGGTACTTCTTCTTCAGGTAATGAGGTATATGTAAAACCAATTATAACAATAACTTCTTATTCGTAATGGCAAACTTAACAGATTATTTCCCTGCAGCAGCAGGCAGTAACTTATTAGAAGAAATACAGTGTGTACCTGATGGGCGCAGTATAACTGTTGGTTCAGGAACCTATACTCTGCAAAACGTAACTGGAACACAGGCTTTAAATCTTTCGTACACCGAAGTTACAGGGTCTAAAGTAGACTACACACCACCCTCTGGCACTAAATACATAAAATATGAATATCTTGTTCACATAGATCCAGTCCCTAATACTTACTATGGTATATCACATTACAGAATATATGTAGACGGGAGTGACGTAACAGAAGCGATGAAAACTTATGCTCACCAATATTATACAACTTATAGCTACGCAAATCAAATGATGACCATTAATTATGTTTTTGATTTAACAGCAAGCACTACTGATGCAGCCTCGGGTAAATTCTCAGGGTGGACTGCAGCTAAAGAAATATGTGTGAAAGCAAGAAAATACTCCAATACGTACGCTGTAGAACTTAACGGTAATATATGGCGAGATGGTGGAGGTGCAACAGGTAATTTTCTATGGAATAGACCTTTATTAACAATACAGGCACTATCCTAATATAACCTTAATAAAAAATATAATGGCAAACACATATACATATAGCGTTACGTCTTTAAAAAAGGCAGATGAAGTTTATCCTAGCATAGTGAAAAGTGCTGTAATAAACGTTACTGCTTCTGATGGAACAAACCAAAAAAGTATTGAAACTGAGGTTCGATTGGGGCCTGAGCCACAACATCCTGATCCATTTACAGAGTATGCAGATTTAACAGAGCAAGAAGTAATAAACTGGACTATTAACGATCCTATATTATTAATGATACCAAAAGAATTAGATAAAAAATTAATTGAGTTATCACAAGACTCTGTTGATTCTAATTTTCCCTGGTCATGATAGGTATAACCCAATTACTTAATAGTAATTTAGATCCCCCTGCACACGATGGTCAATCAGAATCAAGTGCTTATATATCTTACGAACAAGTAGCAGCGGACAGCGGCTCAAATGGTCTCAGGTGGTTCAATGATGGAACAAGAACTAGACAGATGTATTTCGATATTGATGGATCAGAAAATGGAACCGGTACAGCTGGATGGGCTAGATGGGATAGTAATATAGGAGGCCAATATGAAGGGGGCCAATGTATCTTAGCAGACACAGGAATTACTAGTGCTGGACTATTATCAATAAGAGCAGGAAATTATCCTACTGGAATTTATGCTGGACAAAGTAACCAAAGTGGTAGTCACGGTGGGTGTGGTATAGGTGGAGGTAATTATGTTAGAGCGAACAAAATAGCTTTTAGTGATATATATTTCCCAGGACACACGGGATATTATAAAAGCAATAATTTTTACGTTTACTCTTCTCCTATTACGTTGAGTGGTGCGTTTACAAGGTATACATCCGCACATTATCCAGGTACATACCCTTTGCCTTCAGCCACAACTCCTGCAAATGACTTGTATATGAATAGTACATCTTCTCCAAACCCGGATTCAAGTTATGTCGCGGCAAACAAGAGCAATTATGGAATAAAAAACGGTTACGTTTATCACCTCAACGGAGATACAGATAAACTTTTTCACTGGGGACAAATAAATTATAGTACAACAAATAGCAAAGTTCAAATGAAAGTTTGGTTTAAATTTTAAAATATGGCAACAACAAAAATAACTTCAAGTGTAATATCGGATGAATTCCAGACAGCTCACTCTTTAACAGCCGGTGCCACTATAGATTTAGATTTTAATTCTGCACAGGTATTTACTTTAGTACCAAATCAAAACACTACTTTCACTTTTAGTGATTTTGCTATTGGTATGGTAAAGATTTTAAGAATTAATGGTACAGGAGCATCTAAAACATTAACATTTCCAGGAACTTCTTTCCTTTTAGGCGGAGCTTATGATGATACTGCTAATGTTAAAAATTTTATACAAATAGTATGTACAAATGATACCAATACAGGTGAATTTTTTCATACTATATCACAACCTAGTTAATTATGGCACAAACTAAATACAGAGGAGGACAACTCGGAGATGAGTTTACTACAGCAGCATCGTTAACTCAATCTTCAGGTACAGTAAATATAGATTGGTCTGCGAGCCAAATATTTAACTTTACGGCAACTGAAAATATTACGCTTAACATGCAGAACGTCATTCCTGGTATTACAAAAGTAATAGTAGTAGTAGGGGAAGGTCAAAGTAATACACTAGCGTTTAATGTTGGAGGGAGTTCAGGCACTTTTAATAAATTAAGTGGAGATTACGACGATACCGGTGCGGCTAAAAACTTTATACAAGTTACATGCATAAGCGCTACTGAATTTTGGTATTCAATATCACAAATAGCTACATAATATGTTTGGACAATTACATCAAATCAAGGCTGCTGGTGGAGGGGGAGGACCTGATGCAGTGATAAACAACTCCTGGAGAGCATGGGATTCAGCCTCGTTTACTAATGGGGGAACCTCATGTAACGATGTAATAAATGGATTGACATTAGGTCCTTATGGTCTAAGTGGAAATCCCGCTGCATTTTTCTATGGGTCCTATAATAATGTAGCCGGAAGCAAGTATTGGGTTATGAATGGTACTGGCGCTCACGCTAGAAGAGCTGGTTTTACTAGACCTACAGAGTTTAGTGTATCATATTGGGGAAACAAACCAAATAACCCAGGGTACAATGCAGAAAGAGGAATATGGTCTTTTAATGCTATTGGCACAAATTGCATAAGATTAGCGCGGAGAAATAATGCTAATACGCAATCGCTTAGAATATATTCAGGAAATTCTGCAATAGCTACTTTTGCTGATGGTATTAATCTTAATACATGGTACAATATAACATTAACGTTTAGTGCGAATACAGTAAAGACTTATGTAGGCGTACAAGGTGGCTCAGCAACAACTCTAGTAAACGAAACTACAATAGGAGGTGCTTTTCCAACAGGAGTAACAAATAATGGGGCTTCTGGTTTTTGGGTAGGTTGTGCTCCTAACTATACAGGCATGATGACGGATAGTTGGTCAAGTCTTAGTATATATGATGGGGTTATGCCACAATCACAAATAGATACTATAGTTTCTAACGGATAC